AACTGCGGCAGGTAATCTTATAGGTATGGAAATGTCTTTGTCTGCAGATGATATTAAGACATATGAGTCAGTTTATACTTTCTTAACAGCAAATACGGCACCTCCCGCAACACTGGAACTCAACCTAGAAAACCTTACTGGTGCCAACGTAACCGTAAGTGCTGTCGATGATGATACAATTACTTACTATGCATCTGTGACTTCTGGTGATGGTAATATATTTGATAACACTTACATAAGAAATGGATCAGAAATATCATCATCAGATGGTACATTTTTATTGTTGGCAAATACTTCATCAAACTCAACCCTCCAAGGAGTGACTGCGAATGTTACATTTACTGCAAACAGTGCTGACGTAGATGCACCGATTACACTTGGAACAACATTAGTTACATTTAATTTTGCAGGATCATACGGTAAGCAATTTGCTGAAGCATATGTTGCGGGAACTGGTGGTTCTATTGTCGAGTATAGTGGAGGTTCTGGAACTAATATTACAAGCACTTTAGTGGGAATGACGAATGGTGATTGTTTATTATTGCCTGAAGGTCAGTATGACTTAGGTATTTCGCAGGGTGCGGGTACTTATTCTAGTGAACCATTTAACAATAAAGAGTGTGCAATTGTTGGTGAGACAAATGATCCTGCAAATGTTGTTGTTACCTTTGATCACAACGCAACTCGTGATAAACCTATATTCAGCACGTCGTCTGGTACGCAAACTCCAACTGACAAACGTCAAATGGCATTTTTGACTTTAACGAGAGTTGATGGTAGTACGACAAGCTACGTTGCCGCACTAATACGTGGTAATGGTGGTAATGCAAAAGGTCGACTAGTTAATGTTTACTTTGAAAACCAAACCTCTACTCACAATATAGCATGGGGTTATGATAATAGTTCTCTTGCACATGATGTCCAATTTATTCGGTGTACTTTTGCAAACTATGCGTCGTGGGATAACCGATATAATATGAATAACAAAGGGACGACTTACGCAAAAGATTGTTTGTACAGTGGTGCAACTGACACCAATGATATTTATTTCTATGGAACTAACCAAGCATCTGCAACTATCGATACGACTAATAGAACTTACAATACTTCTACTTATCCGACTGCAGGGCATTTGTATGTTCCTTCCGACTTTACAAATGATGCTAACACGAGTTGATGATCATTATAAATAGTCCTAGCAGATTAACTCTCTAGGACTATTACTATGGCAAATCCTACCTCAAGAGACGAATTAAAAAAATATTGTTTGCGCAGATTAGGTGCACCAGTAGTTGAAATTAACGTCGATGAAGATCAAATGCAAGACCGCATTGATGATGCACTTGCTTTCTATCGTGACTACCATTACGATGGAGTAGAAAGAACTTTTCTAAAACATCAGGTCACCGAAGACGATAGAACTAACAAGTATCTAACTGTTCCATCGAATATCAACGGAGTCGTTAACGTTTTTCCTATCGGTACAGGGACATCGACTAACAATCTATTTAATCTTAGATATCAGATTACTCTCAATGAAGTATACGATTGGGCACATTCTCAATTCGTTAATTACACAGCATCGATGGAACGAGTTGCACTGATGGAAGAAATTTTTGTCGGTAAACAACCGATTCGTTTTAGTCGTCACACTGATAAACTTTTTATCGACATGGATTGGGACGCAAAAACTGTTGTCGGAGAGTATTTAATTATTGAGTGCTATAGAGTGTTAGATCCTGACATTCATACTTCAGTGTGGGGAGATTGGTGGTTACGTAGATATTGTACTGCATTGTTTAAAAAACAATGGGGCGAAAATTTGAAAAAGTTTGAAGGTATGCAATTGCCCGGTGGTGTGCAGTTCAATGGACAAACAATTTGGAATGAAGCCGATGAAGAAATTAAAGCATTAGAAGAAGAAGTTGTCAACAGATATTCGATGCCAGCTATGGACATGATTGGGTAACAGATGCCTAGTACAAACTTATACTTTAACAATTTTGAATTTTCTCAAGAGCAAAACTTGATTGAAGATTTGATCATCGAATCTATAAAAATTTATGGGATTGAATGCTATTATCTTCCAAGAACTCTAGTACGGGAAGATGAATTGTTTGGTGAAGATGCTCTCGCAAAATTTGATATTGCATTTCCTATCGAAATGTATATTAAATCTATCGATGGATTTCAAGGAGACGGAGATTTTTTATCTAAGTTTGGTTTAGAAATCAGAGACTCNATGGTTTTGACTATCGCACAAAGAAGATTTGAAGATGAAGTTCATATAACAGAAACAACTCCTTTTAACGAAGNGGAAGGTATCGGTCGTCCTTCAGAAGGAGATTTAGTATATTTTCCATTAAATGGAAAGATTTTTGANGTTAAGTTTGTAGAACATGAAGCAATNTTTTATCAGATGGGCAAACTGCAAACATATGATTTAACATTAGAACTGTTTGAATACAGTCATGAAAGTATCGATACTGGTATTGCTGAAATCGATGCGATAGAAACCGAGCATTCTACAGAATTCATCTTCATTGCACTGGAAGGTGCTTTACCATTTGCTACTGCAGTCGCAACAGTAACTGGACAATTTGTTACTTCAACGTCAGTTACATTTGGTGGTCTTTATGAAACTGCAGAGTTTGTGCCAAGGGTAACGTTCTCTGATCCTCCTCCATCAATTACTGCGGTTCCAGAAATTTCAATCGTCGATGGTAGTATTTCATCTATTACATTTTCTAACGTAGGAAGAGGGTATGTCACACCAACACTTGCTACTATTGAAGGACGGCAAGCAATTGATGGATGGGCAGTATCAGAATCTAAATTTGGAGATTACTCTTACAAGCTTGGAACAAAAGAAACCGATACCTCGTTTACCCGACATGAAGACGTTTCTGAAGGATACTTCAATTTTCATTTGTATGTTCCTTCTGGAAATAATACTGTGTACGGGAAAGTGTTTACAATCGAAGATACGGAACCAGATTGGATTATTAACGTAGCAAATACTGCAAACTCAACATATAGTTTAGAGTTACAATCTGACGGNACANTGTATGCAAACAANGTTGCAAAAGACGCATGGAATTTCTTCTCNGTTAANGTAGANGATGATTCAGGCAATCAAAGAATCACACTTTTTAAAGATGCGACTCAAGTTGCCACAAGTATCACTGGAACTCAACCATCCAATTTGTTTAAAAGAATTGTCAATGTGAATAATACTCGTTCTGGCAACGTTTATATAGATCATTTATTCATAGATACTGATTTATCTTCTGTATTATCATACACAAATACTGCGGTAAGTAACAGTGGAACAATAACAACTTTATTGACATTTGAAAATTCACCTCCTACAGATCCATTTACAGTATTTGCAAACAATGTAACAATTGATGCTAATGGGTCTATAAACGCAATTGCAATTCCTGTTGTGTCCGGAGGAGAAATAGTTTCTGCTAACATAACAATGCAAGATGCACCAACATCATTCCCTGCGCAAGCAACAGCAACTGTTACAAATAATGAAGTAGTATTACTCACTATAACTAATCAAGGACAGGGGTATGTTGATGCTCCAACAATAACAATTCAATCAGATTCTGCGGGTGGTCGAATCAAGTTAGAAGATAATATCTATCTCATCGACGATGGAATTAGGTATGCTAATACCGATCCGCAAGCAAACAACACTCTATTTGAAAACGATACTACTTCCTTTATAGATTTCAGTGAGTTTAATCCATTTAGTGAAGGAGATCGCTGGTAATGTTCGGTCATCAATTTTATCACGAAAGTATACGTAGATATATTATTATGTTCGGTAATATGTTTAATGATATTGACATCATTAGATATAACGACAATAAAGAAATTAGTCGAGTAATTCGTGTTCCTATTGCATATGGACCTAGAGATAAATTTCTTTCTAGAATTGATACTGATCCAAATTTAGATAGGCAAATCGCAATTCAATTACCTAGATTGGCATTTGAAATGACCAACATATCATATGATTCAACGAGAGCATTGAATAAACTTACAAGAAATATAAATTTGGGTGAAAGTGATGATAAACTTAGAGGACAATACACACCCGTCCCATATAATATCGATATTACTTTGAATGCTATGTTTAGATATAATGAAGATGCTGTTCAATGTATGGAACAAATACTACCGTTCTTCAGACCAGAATGGACAAATAGCATAAAGTTGGTAGATTCGATTGGAGATTATTATGATATCCCTACAGTATTAAACTCAATAAGTATTGAAGATAATTATGATTCTGGTTTTGAAGATAGAAGAACCATAATTCATAGAATGGATTTTACTATTAAAGGATATATATTCGGACCAGTAACTAATAAAGGTGTCATTACTAGAACTATTGTTAACTACAAGTCCGACACTCCTGCAACAACAGCAACTTCAGAAAGAGACACTCTGGTTCCGGGGTTATTGGCAAATGGACAACCGACGACAGATTCGTCATTGTCTATTTCTCGTGACACAATTTCCGCAAATTCTGATTATGGATTTGCATTTGATAAAGAAAACTTTTTTACTGGTACTGAATAATGAAAGATAAAACAACAGAAAGTCTCAATGAGATTTTTCATGTTGAAAGTGAATTGGTCGATGAAAAGAAACCTTCTCTTAGACGTGAAATACATGAGTCAAAAACAAAAAATGATGACGACATTACTAAAGATTACAAATATGCAAGAGAAAATCTTTATGATGTCATTGAGAGAGGCACCGAGGCACTTGACTATTTGTTAGAAGTCGCAAAGGCATCTGAACATCCTCGTGCTTTTGAAGTAGTTGGGTCTCTAACCAAAACACTTGTGGATGCAAATAAAGATTTGTTGGATATCCAGAAAAAAGTCAAGGATTTACAGAAAGAGGATGAAATTCCTCAGAATGTAACAAATGCGTTATTTGTTGGTAGCACTACTGAATTACAAAAAATGTTAAAGAAGAATATTGATGAGTGATCGTGGTTATCTTGGTAATGAGAATCTAAAACGTAAAGGCACAAATATCGAATGGACTGAAGATAAAGTTCAAGAGTTTATCAAGTGCGCGCAAGATCCAATTTACTTTGCAGAAAAGTATATCCAGATTGTCCATGTAGATCGTGGTCTAATTCCCATTCGTATGTACGACTATCAAAAAGAGATCGTCGAGAAAATTACAGATAATCGTCGTGTCACGGTTGTCACATCAAGACAGGCAGGTAAAACGACTACTGCAGTATGCGTGATATTACATTATGTGTTATTTAATGATCATAAGACTGTTGCACTTCTTGCAAATAAAGGTGATGCCGCACGAGAAATCCTAGATCGAATCAAGATTGCATACGAAGCACTGCCCAAGTGGATGCAACAAGGTGTTGTTGAATGGAACAAGGGTTCTGTAGAATTTGAGAATGGATGTAAGATTATTGCATCTGCGACATCAAGTAGTGCTATTCGTGGTAAGTCTATTTCATTACTATACATTGATGAAACTGCGTTCGTCGAAAACTGGGATGAGTTCTTTGCTTCTGTATTCCCAACTATTTCATCTGGTAAAACTACCAAGATTCTATTCACATCTACACCAAATGGACTCAACCATTTCTACAAGACTTGTGAAGGTGCCAGAGAAGGTACGAATGGATATGAGTATGTACAGGTTCTATGGAAAGATGTTCCGGGAAGAGATGAAGCATGGAAACATGAAACATTATCATCAATGGATTTTGATTATGAAAAATTCGCACAAGAATTTGAATGTGAGTTTCTTGGATCATCAGGAACACTGATTGAGGGGAATAAACTAAAACAATTGGTTTATAAACAACCCATAACAGAGAACAGTGGTTTATGTATGTACCATTTACCTGTTGAGAAACATTCCTATGTCTGTATAGTTGATGTATCAAGAGGAAAAGGATTAGATTATTCTGCATTTCATATAATCGATGTCACAAAAATGCCATATAAACAAGTGTGTTCTTTTAGAGACAACATGATTACCCCCATTGAATATGCAGAAATGATACATAGAACTGTTAAACATTATAATGAAAGTGCGGTGTTGATAGAGGTAAATGATATTGGGGAGCAAGTGTCTGATTTGCTTCATCACGATTTCGAATATGAAAATTTACTATACACAGAGTCAGCCGGTCGTTCTGGTAAAAGAATTTCTTCTGGTTTTGGAAGTAACGTAGACAAAGGAGTGCGAACAACAAAAACAGTTAAATCTGTAGGTTGCTCGATTCTTAAACTTCTGATTGAGCAAGATCAGTTAATATTGTATGATTTTGCAACTATTAGAGAATTGTCGACGTTTTCCAGAAAAGGAGTATCATACGAAGCAGAATCTGGTTGTCATGATGATTTAGTTATGGGTTTAGTATTATTTGCATGGTTATCGGATCAACAGTTTTTTAAAGAAATGACAGATATCAACACTTTAAAGGCACTCAGAAGAAAAAATGAAGAAGAGATTATGAACGAATTAATTCCTTTTGGAATAATTGATGATGGATCAGAAGAAGATGATGGAATAATGTTAGGTGCTAGTGAAGAACGTAATACAGAATTTGCTGAAAATTATATACAAAGTAACTTTGATCCTTTCTAAATAACCAGTTTTATAAATACATGAAGAATAAAAATATATGACTCTTTAAGAGAAAGGAGATAAAACATGGCATTCCAAGTTTCACCCGGAGTGAATGTAAGTGAGATTGATCTCACTACGGTGGTACCTGCCGTTTCGACATCTACAGGTGGGTTTGCAGGACATTTCCGTTGGGGTCCAATCGATCAAAGAGTCCTTATTGACTCAGAAGATCGTTTGGTCAACGTGTTCCAAAAACCACTGACATCAAACTCAGCAGTAGATTTTTTCACAGCAGCTAACTTCCTAGCATACGGAAATCAATTATTTGTTGTAAGATCTCATGTGGATGCATTAAATGCTTCAACTGGTAGTGTTGCACCACTCATCACAAATGAAGATTATTACGAAGAAACATACACTCATCTATCGACGCATGGAGATTGGGTAGCAAAGTACGCAGGTGAATTAGGAAATTCACTTAAAATTTCTGTGTGTCAATCGAATGCCGCATGGGAATCAGTTACTTCTACATTATCAGATACTTATTCAGTAACCAGAAACGAAAATACTCTTGTCATTAATGGAGACGGTGAAGGTATTTCTGCATCATCTAATACTGAAGTATATTTCAATGTTGGTGATATTCTTTTAGTTGGTCCTGATAGACAACCTTTAAAGGTAAAAACTTTATCAGGAAATACAGCAACATTTACAACTAATTATACAGGAAATACTGTTAGTCGTAGCACTACTGCTATTACTCGTCGTTGGGAATATTCAAACGAATTTGACAGAGCACCGGGAACAACAGTTTATGGTGAAAATAACAATGCATTAGATGATGCAATTCATATTGCAATTGTTGATGAAG